TTTTTATTAACGGGTACACTCGGCGCCGGATTTCATACTCCGGGTTCCCCACTGCTTGGAGATACAGCATTAAAGGCTAATGAAAAAACCATTAATGCAGACGATCTCCTTGTAAGTTCGCAGTTCGTTTACTCACTTGATGAAATACTTTCGCAGTACTCCACCCGAGCAGAAATAAGTAAGCAGATCGGTGAAGCTCTCGCAAAATTCTATGATATTAGAATAGCTAGAGTACTTGATATTGCATCAAGAGAGGCATCCGTAGTAACTGGTGAGCCTGGAGGCTTTGAGGTCTCAATTGGTTCAGGTAATGAATACAATGCTCAGAAGATTGTAGATGGTTTATTTGAAGCCGCTGCAGTATTAGACGAGCGTAATGCTCCCCAAGAGGGACGTGTTGCTGTATTAAATCCAAGACAATATCTAGGATTAATTAGTGCAGTAGATACAAATATCCTCAACAGAGAACTAGGTGCATCTCAAGGTGACATTAACTCTGGTAAGGGTCTATTTAGCATTGCTGGTATAAGACTTTATAAGTCAAATAACCTTCCATTCTTAGCAGCATATAATAGCGCTGTTACAGGAGAGAACAACGATTACGCCGATGCTAATGCTACATGTTGTGGGCTTGTCTTCCATAGAGAAGCAGCCGGTGTAGTAGAAACATTAGGGCCAAGTATCGAAACAACATCAGGAGACTTCGGTGTACAATACCAAGGTCAATTGGTCGTAGGTAAGCTCAGCATGGGTGTCGGTTCTTTAAGAACTTCCGTAGCTGGATCTTTACAAGCTCAATAATATTTATTGCCCTTGGAGAGTTTTTACTCTCCTCGGAGCATACCATTCTCTAGAAAATAAATGGCAACAACATTCAAGCTAGATAAATTAGCAGCCGTAAATATTATATTGTCCAACATCGGACAAGCACCGCTCACAAGCTTAAATACATCTAACCCTCTCTCAAGTTTAGCTGAGGGAATGATCAATGAAGTTTCTCATTCTTTACAATCAGAGGGGTGGGTATTTAATACTGAACAAGATTATCCATTTACACCTAACAACAATAAATTTATTGAGATTCCTGATAACGTTCTCTCCCTTGATAAAACAGAATGGTCGGATATTGAACCTGTTATTAGGAAACCAGCAGGCGTAACTAACTCTAGACTTTATGACAAGAGAGATCACACCTATGAGTTTGAAGGGGAACAATATTTAAAGGTAGTTTGGTACTTTGAATTTGAAGATCTTCCAGAGGTATTTAAACAATATATAACCATAAGAGCGGCTAACTTATTTGCAAATAGAGCAGTCGGATCTAATGAAGTAGTTAAGTATTCTGAGAAAGAAGAATTAGCAGCTAGAGCAGCTGTTATGGAGTACGAAACACAGCAGGGAGATTACAATATATTCAACGATTCTGCAGGCGGAAGAGAGTTTCAAACTTATCTCCCATATAAAGCAATTAGTAGATAAATGGCTGCAGTAACTCAATCAATTCCCAACATGCTCGGGGGAGTCAGTCAACAGCCTGACCCTGTAAAACTACCCGGCCAAGTTAAGGAAGCTCAAAACGTCTTTCTTGATCCAACATTCGGAGCTAAGAAAAGACCACCTACAGAGTTTGTAAAATCTCTTTCTACCTCGGTGCCATCAGATGCTAAATGGTTTCCTATTTTTAGGGATAACCAAGAGAGATATATCATTGCAATTTATAAGTCTGGATCTCCAGCAACTATCCAAGTTAAAGCCTGGGATGCAAATACAGGGAACACTAGAACCGTTACTGTGGATGCTGCAGCTCAGACCTATCTAGATACAACCGACCTAAGTACTTTAAGTACCCTATCCCTATCTGATTACACCCTCATCTCTAACAGTCAAAGAGATGTGAGTATGAACCAAGTGGCTCTAACAACTCTAAAAGAAGAGGCGTTAGTGATTATCAATTCATTGGCTTATAACACTACTTACTCAATTGACTTAAATAGAGACGGTAATACCCAACAAACAAAGGTCTATAGAGCCACAGAATTAGAAATTACTCCAGGTTCCTATGAAGTAGCTGATGGTGGAAATTGTTCACAAAACTCAGCTGGAGATCATTCCGCTACATCAGGATCTAAAACAGGACTTCAATTTAGGATCGTTAACCAATGCGCTGCTTATTATGATGAACCAACTAATGCTTATATCAGCAGATATACAGCTAGTGTCATCCTTAAAAATGGAGGTGTTGGTTGGAGAGTAGGAGATACAGTTACAGCTACTGAAGGCGGTAAGAGTTTTACTATCAGGGTTAGTAAAGAAACCTTTGAATATACCTATGCAAGTGATGGATCAGCTACATTTACAACCCCATCAAATGCATCTTCCGGCACCTTACAAGTCAGTGATATTATTACTGATTTAAAAAATGATATTAATGCTATCTCAAACTATTCAGCGGATAGCGTAGGTAATGTAATTCGAGTCAAAAGAACAGACACAAGATCTTTCAACATAGCTGTTAGGGGTGGTACTACTAACCAAGCAATGACGGTTATTAAAGATACTGCTAATGATATAACCGAGCTCCCTTTTCAATGTTTCCCTGATTTCCAATGCAAAGTCAATAACACCGAAGATAGTACAGCTGATGACTACTATGTAAAATTTGCCCCTGATGCTGCAGGTGTACCCGGAGCCGGATCATGGGAGGAAACAGTTGCTCCCAATATTGAGGTAGGTCTTAACTCCTCAACAATGCCTCAAGCATTAGTGAGACAAGCAAATGGTAATTTTACATTAGGACCATTAAACACATCATCTGCTTTTGGAGGTTGGGCTAGTAGAGAGGTAGGAGATTTAAACAGTAACCCTAATCCGACTTTTGTAGGGAGAGGCATATCTAATATGTTTTTCTTTGCCAATAGGCTGGGCTTCTTATCAGAGGATTCAGTTGTATTGAGTCAAGCTGGAGATTACTTTAACTTCTTTGTTACCTCAGCTATTGCTATTAGTGATGCTGATCCGATAGATCTAACAGCATCCTCTACAAGACCTGCTTTCCTTCAATCAGCTATCGGTACTCCTAAAGGATTATTACTATTTGCTCAGAATGCTCAATTCCTTATGGCCTCCCAGGAGGTAGCCTTTGGACCTAGCACAGTAAAATTAACCGAAATTTCTTCTTACACTTATAAATCAGAAACTGAGCCACAGAGTACCGGTGTCAGTGTCATGTTTGTAAGTGAAGCTGATACCTATTCTAAGATTTTAGAAATGGCTGTTGACTCTGTAGATAACAGACCAACAGTGGCAGAGAATACAAGAATAATTCCAGAGTATATCCCTCCAAATTTAAAATGGGCTACCAATAGTCCAAACAATAGTTTGTTGTTTTGGGGAGATAATAGTAATACTGTTTATAGTTTTAAATTCTTTAACCAAGGAAATGAAAGGCAACTAGCCGGTTGGGTTAAATGGGTCTTCCCTACTCAAGTTAGAATGATGGGGTTTGATCATGATACTGCTTATATAGTTTCCTATGATGGAACCAATTCAACACTTCAAAAAATGGAGCTATTGGATGATCCATCCTCCGCTCCTATCACAACATCATTTAATACTAAGTTCTTACCACGTCTAGATTTCATTCACTACAAAGCAAACTTAACAGCGAGTGCATCTGGTACCAACACTAAAATATATTTCCCAGCTGGAGGCTTTGTCACCGGTGCAACCCCTGTGTTTATTGTCACAAGTGGAGCCGATGCAGGTCACTTCCTAAGGCCATCCATAGCCACTGATGGAGGAGGTAATTACATTTTAGTTCCATCTACTTTTACCACAGCTAACTACATAATTGGAATGCAATATCGCATGACATTATCGTTACCTGCTTTCTATGTAACGAATGAAGGTAGAGCTGATAGAGTAGATAATCCAATTGTTGAAACCTTACGTTTAGATCTCTACTACTCAGGTCGATACCAAGTAGAGATTGAAAGACTTGGATATGCTAACTACTTACACGATGTTGATATAGCTAGAGCTGGACTATACCTAGCTAACAACCCAGCCCTTGAGGAAGTTATAACTAAAGATGTTCCTATCTTTTGTCTAGGTAAAGATGCTAAAGCAAGTATCTATGCAGATGATCCGGTGCCCTCAGCTATAACTAGCTACTCATGGCAAGGACACTACAACAAACGAGACATAGTTCAACTCAAGAGTTAATGAAACCATATTATCGTGATTGCACAATCAATGATGCACTAATCGTTGCCAAAAATCTTTTACCAGAGGATCGAAGAGAGATGGAGGGGTTAGGTTATAACCCCTTAATCCTTCCAGTTTTAATCTCTGATAGTGATACAGCTCAATGTTTCTTTAATGAAGATGGAGAGATAGCAGGGTTAGGAGGTATTAGACCTGATCATAGACCCCATGTAGGCCAAGCCTATATGTTAGCTACCCCTGCAATTAAAAAACATCCAAGACAATTTGTCAGAAGAGCTACTGAGTGGTTATCTGAGCAACGAAAGTACAGGCTTTTATGGAATATAGCTTGTGCTGAAAATAAATTTCACCACAAACTCATGAGGTATTGGGGGTTTAAAGGAATACAAACTATCTACCCACCACCTTTTTACAAGCCGTATATACAAGTAGTAAAATTATGTGTACAGGAGCAGAAGCAATAGCAGGTGCTCAATTAGCAGTAAGTGCAATTGGTACAGCTTTAAGTTTTGTGCAGGGTATGCAATCCATGCAAATGCAAGCCGCCCAAGCTAGGCGAACAATGGATATTGCTTATAGGAATGCACAAAAGCAACAAAGATTTCAAAACGAGGCAATAGTTCAAAAACATATTGGACAAGTAAAAGCTCAACAGGCAGCTACTAACGCTGCAAATATGGCTTATTACTATGGTGATAAATCAGCTAATACAGCCTACGTTTCTCAACAATTAAAATTAAAAGAAGCTTCAAATAAGGCAGCATTTAAAACACAAGAAATTCTTGCCAAGGTTATAGGTTCAAAAGGAAAAGTATTAGCTAGTGGAGCTACGGGACAGTCTGTAGGTTTACTAGCATTAGATGCAGAACGACGAGGCGGGTTTGCACAAGCTGAACAGGATGCAACCGTTAGGAGTGCTGAAATGGCTATGGGTGAGTCTATGGAAGCAACCCGACTGAAAGCCTTATCAAACATAAACACAATCGGATCTCAACTGGACTTCCCAGTTCAAACGCCAACACTAGCCCCACAGCCGACGGGAATAGGAAGAGATCTACAACTAGGCATACCTGCATATAACTGGGCTTAGATATGGCTACTAAAGAACAAAAAACTAGAAGCACCCGTATCTATACACCCACTTCATACAGTAGTAGTTATTCAGGATCAGCAAAAGAGAAAGGGTTTGAAAGGATTGAAGCTCTGGATCAATCAAAAGCAATCAAGAATAGAGCTCAGCAAAACGTAGATAATATTACAAACCTAGCTACAGCTGCAGAGAGGCAAGGCAATTTAGATGTTCAAACCCTTCAGGGCTTACATAAAATTCAGACTGCAAAATTCAATGCAAATTGGGCAGCTGTAAAAGGTATTCTCTCATTAACGAAAACCGGACTACAGGCAGCTGAATTAGCAAATGAGAGGAAAGAAGCCTTTAACGTTGCTAGTGAAGTAGGCTTTCAAACAGAGGCTCAAATAGAAGCTAATGCTATAGATGATGTAAAAATACAGTCTGAAAGTAAAGCTATAAATGAGACAGTTAATGAATTAAATAAAGACGGTAGTATAGATAATAAAGCTATTGGCCACCAACTAAAGGAAAGTAGTACTTATAACCTAACTAAAAGTGTCAAAGGTAATGTCCTAACTGCAGCTACTATTTACCCCTCATATATAGAACAGAGAATTGCCAAAATAGGTGTTGAAGAATTTCAAAGAGATCCTATAGCAGCTGCAGGGTTAATAAAGAAATGGAACCAAGAATTTTTTATAGCAACTGGTTTAAATGATAAGAGATTAATCCCTGAAATAAATAAAACCTTAGCCCCCATCATCATCAATAGCCAAGGCAACTTTGTTAAAAAGATGGTTGATGAAGGAATTAAATGGGACCAACAACAGAACTTACTAGAGGCTCAAAACTATGTGAGCGATCTAGTTAACTCAGATCTAACCATTGATGAGATTTGGACTGAGACAAGTGATAGATATGCAAATGGTAACGTTGGCTATAACGGTTATAAAGAGGGGAACCCAGCTGCTTTAAAACAACTTTTATCAGAATATGAATGGCTTGGAGCTGATGGTATAAAACTAATAAATAAGTTAAAGAATGTTCAACAGGTTCCCGGTCAAAAAGGGACTGAACTTAGCAAAACCTATGGTGATAAGATTTTTGATGAAGCCATTAGAAATAATGAAAAGAATAGTATTGATGCTTCTAATCGAAAGATAAGTCTTAGAAAAGCTAGCCGTATTAAGATTGTAGATTCATATTATGATAATCCAACTCCTCAAGGCAAGATCAATGCAATCAAGGCTCTACAAGAAATTGGTGATCCTGACTCATTAGCATTAGCTTTAAAACTATCTCAAACAGGCATAGGTTATGACCCCGACAAAGCAGTTGAATTAGGATTACAACAAGCTAAAGGTGTTGAATTAGACCCAACTAATTTAAAGATGCTTTTAGATAATGGAACTATAAGTAAGGATGAATATAATTCATTAAAAGATAGTGGTCCGTTTAGACAAAGCAAAAAAGATCTAAATGATACTTTAGATAAGCTTGATCTTGAATCAGCTCTATCTTTAGGGATACCTATGAATGAGCTGAGGAATACACCCCTTGGATCTATTATTGAGGTTAAAGCTCTAGAGTTAAGGGAAGATATTTTTTCAGCTGTAATGGCTGAGATAAGGGTAGATCCCACTTTAACAACAGATAAAAAGGAACTTTTAAAAGTTATCAACGAGAAGAAAACAGCTCTACTTCAAACCCCTGCTTATAAAGCTACTCCCTCTGCAAAAGGTCAATTAACTTTTGGTGAGACCACTGACATGTCTAGTGAGTGGGACGTTGTAGGAGCATCATCGGGTACTCAGAACTTCTCCAAATTGAACCATGACGATTTATTTAATGGTGGTCAACCTATACCGCTCCATGAAATAGATCCAAATAAAGATTATCTCTTTTCAAAAGATGATTTACAGTTAGCAGTAGAGCGATGGTCAACTGATGGAACATTTAGTGATAATTTTAAAAAGTATGCAAAGTCATTAAACCTATCTCCTTTAGCTCTTTTAAATGCTCAACTAAAAAGAAGGGGTAAGCCTAATATCCATAAGCTTACTTTTGATAGAGAACTACCACCCCCAAACTTTGATAACGCAGATAATACATTTAAGTTTTTAACATCTCAGGCAGGTCTCCCGTGGGAAGGGGCAGCATATTTCGCTGTCAGCCTAAATGCAGGTGAAAAGGAAGTCGGTGAAAATGGTCTTATCCAATGGACTGTTGGTGATAATACCGAGGCGAGAGTAGCGGCCATTGAAAAGCATTATGGTAAATCAGTTAAAGAAATAACTGAAGCCGAGCAAGTTAGCTACAAATTATTGGAAATAAAAACAAGCGACCCTGAAGCGTATAAAACTCTAATGAATCCAAATGCTTCCACTTGGGATTTAAAAGTAGCCCTAGTCAACATTTGGAATATAAGAGACCCCGAATCAGCAGACGCTAAAGCACTATTTCAAAAAGCTGAGTCTCTAATCAAGAGAGGAAGTATTTATTAACCCCTAATGGTTGCGACTAGAAGGGATACACATTTATATAAATGTCAGATCTTTATGACGGATCATCTCTTTTTGATGATGATGACGATAATGAAGAGGAGATATTAACTAAGGGTGAAGCTGATCCAACACAATATCAAGATCAAAACCCAGCAATTAATAATGAACCTCCCCAAGAACAAACAGAACAGCAACCAGTATTAGAAGAAGCACCGGTAGGAGAAGAAAGACTAGAAACCTCAACCAGAGGACTTAGTGCATTAAATGATGCAATAGTCCAATCTGCTAGTTTTAATGAGGAAGAGGGGAAGTGGAATGATTCTTTTAAAGAGTGGAATGAACAAACAGCATCCGCTCTTTGGAATTGGATAGATGACACTTTCCAAGGTGATCAAAAAACAAAGGAATCTATCTATAACGAAAGAAAAGAAAAGATTCTAAAGGCTCAAGAAAAACAGATAAAAGGATCAGAGCAAGTCCGAAAGGACGTAAATAATACCCTAAAGCCAGTAGGTGATTTTTTCACTAAAACTCCTGTCTTAGCACAAGGTACTGAAATCGTCAGAAGTCGAATAGGAGCTGGCTTAGGTTCAACTGAGAATCTTTTAGAATCCCTAGAATTTGCAGGCGATGCTTGGAAAACTGGTTATAGCGCTTTAAATAAAGCAGCTGGTTTAAATCTTTATAGGGTATCTGAAGGGGATGATATTTTTAGTGATAAATATAGATGGGCTCAATGGGATTTAGGTAAGAGCAAATTTGGTGCTCAAACTGGATTTGGAAAAGTAGTTCAAAACTTTTGGGAGTTTTATATAACTGGTAGACGACTTGGAGGGCATAGATCATCAAGGTCAACTAGCAGACTTCAAAAGTTTTTATATGGAGGAGCTGTAGGTATCACGACTGACATGGTTCAGTCTTTAATGGATGCAGAGAGGTCTAACTTATCTAATGGGTTAGAAGAGTGGCAACCTTGGACTAAGGATACATTTTTAACAGCTTTAGCTATTGATGAAGATGATGATGCTTATACAGCAGCCCTTAAGTCAACAATAGAGGGTTTTCCTGTAGGTGGAGCCGCTGAGAACTTTGATGCAGTAATTCCAATATTTAAATGGGCTTATAGAACGGTAAGAAGTTGGGGCGGTAAACCTGCAAATCCTCAACAGATACAAGAACTAGCTAACGGGATAGGGGACCAAATTCCTATCGAAATAATTAATAGGGATACCTTTAATAGCGAAATAGTTCCAACCCTAAACAACAAACTTGCAGATGCTGACGCTGGAATCACAGAGCTAAGATCAGTAAGAGTGGAAGCTGAAAGTCTAAGAAATTTAGACGTTGATGAACAAATTGATTGGTATGCAAATCAACAGGCAGAGGGGATAAATTCTATTACGTTAGGCCAATTAAGGAAATTCCTCGGTATTCAAGCACAACTTAAAACAGCTGGATCTGAGAATTTTGCTAGTAGAGTTATTGAGTTACCTAATAATGCAAGAGTAGTATTTACGTTCTCAGATACTAAATATTATACACAAATTCCAATAGTAGATGCCTTAAATAAACTTGGTAGGCAAACCCACTCAGTTGCCTGGGATCTGAATGATCTTATATCTGAGACAGACGTATTAGAAAAATATAGTTTTCGTTTGTTTGGAGAGTTTCAAAAGATTGCAAAGACTGAGCTTGAGCCAGGAACATTATTAGCTAATAGTCCTGACCCCGATAGTGCGCTTGAATCAGTTGCTAAAGCTAAAAAAATTCGCAATGCACAAAAGAAAGCTCTTAAACCCGTCAATGAAAAAGTAAGGGAAATCTATGTAGCGGAGAGATTAGAAGAGTGGAAGCAATATTCTGCACAAAAACCAATAGACGACGAAACACTTGCTCATACAAGAGAACTGTTTATGAGGAACTGGGATGGGTTAGACCTTGAATCAAGGTTAGACCATGCCACCGAATATGCAGCTGAAGGAAAAATAGATGGCTTTAAATATGATCCTCCAAACCAAAGAGCAAAGCTATATCAAAGAGCTGGCTTTGGAAAACTAGATAAACGTGGAATCCAATACTCAATAGTCAGATCTACTCCCAACGGTAAAGGTCAATACTTAGAACCCGTTGATTTTGATGATGCAATTCTAGAAGGCTTAGATGAAGCTGGAAAAAAAGCATATATCAAAGCAATTAGTGACAAGGCTATAGAGCAAATAAATCCAATATTAGAAGCCAAGAAATTAGTACCCCCAAACTCCCCAAGGGGCAAGCTTTTCAGGGTTTGGTATGAAAATATACGTCAAGGAATACCTGTTCATTATGATGATATAAAAGCTACATTCCCTGAATACTTTGTAGCTGGTACTAAATCAATACCTACAGAATTTCATCCGAATGTAATTACGGAAATAGACAAAGTAATTAAAGAGGAAAGCTTTGGTTTTAGTGTCAATCCATTTACAGGTGAAACTCCAACAACAGGATATTCAGTAGCTATAGATGGAGCTGTAATAAAAGCCGGTGATGATTATGGTCAATTCATAGCTAAACATGCTGATGTTTTATCTCGTGATGATGCTTTAATTGGCGCTTATGTCATGGAGAGTGGACCCTTAAAAGGCGAAACAGTTATTGAGATCTCAAGGCATGTAGATGATCAAATTGAAGCTGAACTACTAGGTAGAGCTTTTGATCAAGAGTCTATTTGGGCTTTTGAGCTTGACAATATAATAAGAACTTATGGCAAAGATCAATTAAAAAATACAAAAGGTGCCCACCTTAAGTCTCCAGAGAGTGTCCCAAGACCTGAGCCTAAAACTGTAGATGCTACTACAGCTGCTAAGCAAGTTTTACAGAATGATCAAGATCCAATAAGAGGAGCTAGAAGTGGTACTCAACGAGTTTTAACAAATGCTCAAATACGACTACTATCTGATGGCACTGACGAGGGTGTAGCAGAGTTACTCAGAAGCCTAAATATTAGGAACCCTATTAATATTGATGATTTAAAAGCAACAGCTAAGTTAACTGATAAACAAATGCTTGAGCAAGGTCTAGAGAAAGCTCAAGAGGCAATGGATATGACTGGTAAAGTTGATCTTAAAAAGATTGAATATGATCCAAATAACTTAGATGAGTTGAGTGATATAGGCATCCTACAAGTTAGATTCTTACTTCAAAATGTATCACAACAGCTCTACGATAATGCTTATCACATTATGCAAAAGGGTAATGTCAATGTAGATAACTTTGAAGATGTTAAACA